AGAACCACGTTGGAGATCTTTTATAGTAGAAACTACACAACCTATATTTACACCTGAACAATGTAAAATGATTATTGAAGCTGGACGTGCTGAACCTAAACAAGATGCATCTGTTGGAGCAGGTGATCAAGGTATTAAAGGTGGAGTTGTAGACACTAAAACTAGAACATCACACATCAGTTGGATACCATTTAAAAAAATGGGCGACATGTACAAAGACATAGAACGTATTATGAAAACAACTAATGGCAATCATTTTGGTTTTGATGGTATGCAAATAACAGAACTTGCACAATACACAGAGTATCCCGAAGGAGGTTTTTATGATTGGCATGTTGATAATGATGTGAACATGGCTCACGAACCACCTGTAAGAAAAATATCTATGACATGTTTACTTTCACCTGAGTCAGAGTTTGAAGGTGGGGATTTAGAACTCCAAGCTAAAGGTAAAATTGCAAAAATAAAACAAGGACATGCAATATTTTTTGCATCATTTATTAGACATAGAGTAACACCAGTTATTAGAGGAAATAGAAAATCTTTAGTAATGTGGTTTGGAGGCACACCATTTAAATGATGATTAAAGCTGCATACTTTCCAACTGTTGTATACGCTAAAGATGTTAATTTAAATAACAGGCTTTTTGAAAAAGAAGTTATTGATTGGTCTAACAAAGATAAAGGTGTAACTAGAACTAATTTAAAAGGTTGGCATAGTCAAACTAACATGCAGGAAATCCCTGTATTTAAACCTTTAGTAGATGAACTGTATAAAATGATAAATGAAGTTTTTGTAGAAGAATGGTTAGATAGAGAACCTATGATGGGAAACATGTGGGCAAATATAAATCCACCAGGTGGAATGAATAGACCACACTTACATCCGAACAGTCATTTCAGTGGTGTCTATTATATTAAAGCTCCACAGAATTCTGGTAAACTTGTTTTTAATGAACCAAGACCAGGAGCACACATGGTTATGCCTACAAGAAAACAAGGTAAACCTCCATCACATTTATGGAGAGAGGTTCATATAGATCCTCTTGAAGGTAGAATAGTTATTTTTCCTTCTTGGTTGTGGCATTGTGTTGAACCTAATGAGAGTAATGATATAAGAATATCTGTATCATTTAATTTTATACAGAAAGGATTTAATGTTTAAGACAAATAGATATCAAGTTATTAAAAATGCTGTGTCGTATGAGCTAGCTAATTTTATACTTAATTACTTTCTACTTAAAAGAGATGCAGTGAGTTATATGTATCAAAACAACATACACTCACAGTCTCCGATCCTTGGAACATGGACCGATCAACAGATACCTAATACCTATTCTTGTTATGGTGATTTTGTAATGGAAACTTTATTAGTTAAGATGTTGCCTGTTATGAAACAACACAGCGGACTAGATCTATGTCCTACTTATTCCTACGCTAGAGCATATAAAAAAGGTGATGAACTTAAAAGACATAAGGATAGACCTAGTTGTGAGATATCATGCACACTTAATTTAGGTGGTGACCCTTGGCCTATATTTATAGATGGCACAGGAGCAGATAATGTTATTGATGAATACAAAAATATACACAAACCCAACGCTCCAGCAGGTACTAAAGTCTTGCTTGAAGTAGGAGATATGTTAGTATATAGTGGCTGTGAACTCGAACATTGGCGAGAGCCTTTTGACGGGAACATTTGCGGTCAAGTATTTCTACATTATAATCATGTAAATGGCCCATTTGCTAGTAAAAACAAGTTTGATGGAAGAGCTAAGTTAGGTCTACCGTCAGGTGTAAAATAGTATTATAATGAGGTTATATGTTACAAAAACTAGGATTCCTACCAGGGTTTAATAAACAAGTTACATCTACAGGTGCTGAATCACAATGGACTGATGGAGAAAATGTTCGTTTTAGATATGGTACACCTGAAAAAATAGGTGGCTGGAACCAATTAGGACAAGATAAATTAACAGGTGCTACAAGAGGTTTGCATCATTTTGTTAACAAAGACTCTACAAAATTTTCAGCTATAGGAACTAACAGGATTTTATATGTTTATTCTGGAGGTGTGTATTATGACATACACCCTTTAGTTAATCCATCAGGTACAACTTTATCAAATTGTTTTACAACTACTAACGGATCAAACACAGTTACAATTACATTTCCTTCAGCGCATAGTTTTAAAGCAGGTGACATTATATTATTTAGTGATTTTTCAACTGCTACTAATTCTAATTATGTAGCAGCAGATTTTGATGATTTAAAATATATGGTAACTAGTGTTCCAACAGACACTACTATTACTATTACAATGGATAATAATGAAACAGGATCCGGTGCTACTACATCTGGAAGTGTTAAATTTTTTCAATACTATCATGTAGGACCAGCGGAACAACTTGGTGCGTTTGGTTGGGGTATTGCATTGTGGGGTGGTAATATATTAGGAGCATTAAAAAATACTTTAAACGGAGCTATTAGTGCTACGTCAGGCGGAAATAATGGTTCTGCTACAGAAATTACATTAACTGATGCAACAGGTTTTCCATCTACAGGTACAAACCATGTTACGATAGGAACAGAAGAAATATCCTATACAGGAATTTCTGGAAATAAATTAACAGGCATAGGAAGAGGAGCTAGAGGATCAACAGCAACAACTCACTCTAATGGTGCAACAGTAACTAACTCATCTAGTTTTACTGGATGGGGTTCAGCTGCAGCCAACACCGACCAAGTAATTGATCCTGGTTTATGGTCATTAGATAATTTAGGAAGCACATTAATTGCATTGATACATAACGGTGAATGTTTTGAATGGGACGGTGATGCAACAAATGCAACAGCAACTCGTGCAACTATTATAACAGGTGCACCTACAGCGTCACGTGATATGTTAGTGTCAACACCTGATCGTCACTTAGTATTTTTTGGAACAGAAACAACTATTGGAACTAAAACTTCACAAGATGATATGTTTATAAGATTTTCTTCTCAAGAAAATATTAATGACTATACACCTACGGCAGAAAATACAGCTGGCACACAAAGACTGGCCGCTGGATCACGGATCATGGGTGCTAAACTTGGTAGAAATGCAATTTATGTTTGGTCGGATACATCTTTATTTACTATGCGTTTTGTTGGACAACCATTTACGTTTGCTTTTGAACAGGTGGGTACTAACTGTGGATTAATAGGACAGAATGCAGCTGTTGAAGTTGACGGTGCTGCGTACTGGATGTCTGATAATGGTTTCTTTAGATATACTGGTAAACTAGAATCTATGGACTGTTTAGTTGAAGACTATGTTTATGATGATCTTAATACTACATCTAATCAATTAGTTTACTGTGGTATCAATAACTTGTTTGGTGAGATTACTTGGTTCTATCCAACCGCTACATCAAACAATGTTAACAGAGCGGTTACATATAGTTACCTAGACTCAACTGCTAAACGACCTATATGGTTTACAAATGCAAGTAGTTTATTTCCTAGAACAACTTGGGAAGACTCTGCAGTATTTGGTTTGCCTCATGGAACTAAATACAATGCCGGTGATGATGCGTGTTTTGATGTAAAAGGTAATACAGATGGCACAACAATTTATTTTGAACACGAAACAGGAGTTAACCAACAAGAAGCAGCAACAGGAGCTGTTGCAATTCCAGCAAATATTACATCTGGTGACTATGATATTACACAAAAAGTTGTAAGAGGGGCCGCTACAAACATGGCTGACCTTAGAGGTGATGGTGAAAACATTATGAGAGTTAGTAGAATTATTCCTGACTTTATAGCACAACAAGGAAATGCTATTATACAATTAGATTTAAGAGATTACCCTAGTGACACAGCAGTCAGCTCATCATTGGGTCCGTTTACAGTATCATCTACAACAACAAAAGTAGACACACGTGCAAGAGCAAGAGCTATAGCTCTTACAATATCTAACACAGCAGTGGATACCAGTTGGAAACTAGGGACTTTTAGGTTAGATATACATGCTGGAGGAAGACGATAATGTCAATAGATAAAAAAATTAACTATAAAATACAGGGTGGTGTTAAAAATTACAAACCATCAGAAATGGTTACTGTGCCAAAAAAAGCTAAATCATCTCCTAAACATCCTGCAACAGAATTAGCTTACATTACAAAAGCAGAAAAAGATTTATTAATTAAAAAAAATTTACATGGCTCGTTAAAAGGTAAAGTTAATAAAGGTCCTGGTGGTGTTATGAGTTTAAACGGTGGTTTTAATGAACCAGGTGGTTTTCAATCTGGTGGAAATCAAAGCGCTGCAGAAAGTGGTGACTCTGGTGCTTTTGGTGGAGGAGCAGAAAATGAACAAAACGCTAGAGACACTAGATCAGCAGCAATAAATGCAGGAGCAGGACAAAGAGTTAACCCAGGTTTTTTTGATAGTAGAACTACTATAAGCCCTGAAGAAGAAGCGGCTGCTAAAGCATATAGGCAAGATTCAAATAATTTATTTGCTCAAAAAGCTTATAACGCTACAAGAGGTGGAACTCTTGGTAATTTTATTTCAGGTGGTGGAATATTAGGTGCAGGTATTAGAGGTTTAGGAAATATGTTTGGTTTAGGAAAAACATATAATGAGCCAACTTATGATTTATCTAAATATAGTGGTTTAGGTGTTTACAATGATACATTTGAAGGTGTTCCTTTTAAATCTAAAGGTCAATTAGGTAGAGCTAGAACTCTTACTAATGCTGGTATACTTACACAACAAGGTGATTACGATATTTACGGAAATAAAATTAATGAACTTACTGGAGAAGTTATTGATCCTGTTACAGGAGAAGTTATTACAGTGTTACCTGGTTATCCTGGTAGTGATGACGGTGGTATAACAACTATTAATAAAGGTGATAGTGGTAATAACTACACACAAAATCTTGTTGAAACTATTAATGAAACTGTTGATGATAATATACCTAATGAAGATTTACTTTTAAGATATTTAGGAGCAGACAGCACATTAAACCCTGACGCTGCAGGAGTTAATACTGTTGCTGAACTTAGAAAATTACAAAAAGAACGAGCTAAAAATATATTTACAACATAATGGCAAAGATAGTACAAACATTAACAAGAGCAAGCTCAGAGTACGAAGAAGACGTAGCACAGTCTTTAGTTAGAGATTTAGATGCTGTGTTAGAAAAATTAAATAGTACTTTTCAAGAAGAATTAAAACAGGAGATAGAAGCATTTAACTTCTTTGTAAATTAATGGCAGTAGTAAACCAATATAAA